AGCAATTACGCTATTAGACTTCGGAACCCAATCCCTGTTGTGTGCATAACCATAGCCTATAACGTTCCCACCTGCCGCCGCAGCTAAGTGCAGCGGGCCGGAGTCTTTGCCAATTATGCATTGGCAACAGTCATGCCCACACAAATACGCCACTTGATTAAGAGATAGCCTTTTACGATAATCAACAAAATCATATTGCTTTTCGATCTCAAATGGCTCATCGTTTCCTATCACATATACAGTTTCATCTTTTAGGATTTCAAGTAGCGATTTAGCCTCTTGCTCTGTTACGTTCTTCTTTGGACTGCCCTTCACATTTCGCATGTGCAAAACAACGAACGATTTTATTTTGTCAAACACTATATTAATGGATTCAAAATTATTCCACCTTGGATAATAACCTTTTTCTGCAATTGCCGAACATTCTTTTGAGAATTGATATGGAATCACGCGATTGTCAATCGGCTCGGTCGTTATATTGGAAACATTAGACCAAAACACCTTGTCTGCCTTTGGGAATAAATTATTCTCTGTGATTGTCATTGTTTCAATGTGATCCAAAAATACAACGATTTCATCAGGATTTTGATCTTTGTAATACCGAAACAACCCCTCACTCATAACAACATGGCCCAAATTCGTTCCCGTGCTTGCAAATAACGTTAGGCCGCCGGAAATGTTTTGCTCATATTCTCCCGTAGCAATAACAAGATCGCAATCAGGGCATCGCCTCTTAGCCGCATCCAGTCGGCTGATATTTACGGTTTTTCCACATTTTTCGCACTTGTAACTTGCCATTTATAGGCTCATAAATTTATCAATATCATTATTTGTTAACTGTTGTTTGTAAAATATTTCATGATTCCAGTCCTGAACCGGTTTCCGGCCATACCCAAACGGCCACGGAGTGAAAACATCCTTGTAAAGCTCGTGAAACAATATTTCAAGCACAAAGTCTGTGCTCCGGTCTGCGTTCGAGGAGATCGCCCGAATTATAAAGTCATCTATAAAATCCTTGTGAACAAACGTAAAAGAGTTCTCAGACCATCCCGAACGGTAACTTACATTACCAAATCCGTAACAGATTTTTGCCTTTTGATCAAGCGCCCACCTAATAGCCTTGTCCAGCCCCCATACAAAACAGTCTTGTTCAACGTACACAAGGTGTAAATTGTTGTTATAGGCGTACATGGCGCCGGACAAAACAGAACTCCACCAGTCATGACGGGTGTGATAGTGGTCGTTTGCAAGAGATGCAAAGCTGATATTTGAAAAAGAATCGTACCCCAAAGGTTTGATTAAACAATCGGAAACGTATAGACTTGTGTCGGCTGGATGTATTTGAGACAGATTAAACGGAATCCAATATTCAAGAAGCCAGTTTGCTTTATAGCACTTTTCACTGACCCCCGGATTCGGGCTTTTCCCGTTAGAGTGCCAACCCGTAGCAATTACACAATCGTTCATCTCTCAATTCTCCAAAATGCTTTGTCTACAACAAACTTAAAAGCCTTTTGACCTACAACTTGATTCACCGCAAGCTGAACATCCCTCCACTCATAATCGTCACCGCAAATAACCGAACCAGGAAAGCAATCCAGCGCCGTTTCAATGTCTTGTTTAACGTCTTGATATTTATGTGAGGCGTCAATATAAACTATATCGGGTTTAACACCATACGCCTCAACGGTCAGCATCCCCTCGATTGACGTCATTTTCAAAATTGCCAAACGGTCTTTAAATAGCCACAAATTTCTAACAGCCTGTTCATATAAACCGGAATCAAGTATCTGCCGCCACTTTGCATTCTCGCTATGCTCTTTTGAGCCCTCAAACGTATCCACAGTTATCAGACTGGCGTTTTCGTTTTGTTGCAACATAAATTCAGCCGACATCCCGCACCACGTACCGACTTCAAGTATTAGCGGCGCATTGAAACCTCTAATCAACTGCGATAAACCGAATTTGACCTCCCAGGACACCCAACCGTGCATAGAGTAGTCACGCCTTGGGCATTCGTTGGGCCACGGATAATTTTCTAAAATATTATTTAGCATTCTTTATTTCTTTGCCCGGCCACCCTGTGCCGACAAGCTCAAAGCTTGATCGTGATATTATTCTTTTTGCAATATTTCCGCATCGCAAACAAACCCTTTCCTTCGGTGCCGATTCAATGTAAAATTCATACCATTCAGAAATATATTGACACTTGGAACATAAATATTCATAAATTGGCATTGTCAGTCGCCTTGAAGTTTCTGCAATTCTTCCCGATCGCCCCTAATATTTCCGGCATTGCTTTTTTCGTATTCTCAAAAAACGTTTGCTCAAGCTCAACCATCTCGACAATACCGCGAAATACATAACACACGTTGGCGTGTGTGCATTTTTGACAGGATTTATTTGTTTTCATTTTGTCCATCACAATATACAAATATTATTATAATTATCCAAATAAATCTTCTAATTCTGGAATCGTGCCCGTTTCTCGGTCTATATTGTACGGCTGATCATAAGGTGTTGAGCGTGTCCATCTTTCTTGCACCCTGCGGCCCTGCGTTTGATATTGAGCTATTCGAAGGCATCTACAATGTGGGTGACTATCTTGTACCGGATATGGCCCCTCACCGCGCCGCCACAACTTACCATCAAATTGAGTGCAAATCGGGCAAGCATCTGCCGCCGCACTCCACATATCATACGGAACACGCGCCGCCTCCGACCATGAATCATAACTTGCATTCAGAGCCAAAACGCTTTCGGAACGTGCCAGCCTGTTCCAATACCACGCCTTGCCCTCATATTCCCGATGCAACCAGCGCGCAACATAAAGCGGATTGCGGCCCTCCCTTGCCATAATCCGCAGCCACGACAAAACACCGTCTCTATAATCATCAGCCAATTTGGTTTTGATTCTTTTTAGACCCTCACTTTTAACACCCTTTAAATATAAATTATTTGCATCAGGCGGTATTTCTATTGCTTCAAGAATCGGCTTTAAATCTTGTGGGGCATTTCGCAATGCTTGACGTTTTGTGTTTTTAATTCCGATCGAATAAGCCGAAAGCATATAATAAGGATAAATAGATTCATCTTCCTCAATTTGCTTTTTTAACTCAGTATTACCAATAAGCTGCTCTTGCCATTGTGATAATATTTTTTTATATTCTCTAGTTTGATTTGTTGAAATCTCAAATTGTCCTGGATATTCCTGATCCCCTGTTATTATAGACTCTCTAATTATCTCAATTTGTGGCAACTTAAATATTTCAATTGCTTTCTCTTCATGCTCCGTAACTTGATCCATGAATGCGTTAAAAAAATCAACTTCCAGATTTCGCATCTCCGGCCATCGATGTTCGCGCGCCGCGAGGTCAAGCTCCATTAATGTTGGGGTGTCACTTGCTTGTTTATGATCGACGCAACCGCAAAGCAAAGAATGTTCATGTGGCGGCTCAAGCCCAAGCATTATTGATTCGTTGCGATGTTTTAGGTTTAATTTATAACTCACTGACTCAATGCCTTTTGAACTTGACCACTTAATACCTGATTAGATACATTTTTCAGTAACGCTAATTTGCGAATATTACCCAAACTGTCAAGCACCTTTTGCTTATTTGTGTTTTCTGGAATCAATTCATAAATCTCAAGCGCATCTAATAATTGGTCGTCATCAATAACACCATTCATCCATAATACGTTGACCTGTGTTTCCGCAATGGCCTTTTTTGCGGCTGCATTCAAGTGCACGGATCGTGCATTGTCTATAATGTCCGACAAATCAACATCTCTCCACTCAATATAAAACTTCTGGCGCCGGCCAGAATAAAACAATTCCATTTCAAAGTCCCGGTAAATAATCGGTTCCAATTTCCGGCGGTCGCTCTCGATTGCGGCTATTAGCATCTTTTGCTGGTCAGTGCTCATTCTATAGTTCGAGTTCCACTGATACAGACCAAACGCATACGGCGGCAAATGCGTCTTAACAATTAGCTGCTCAATGGCGAGTCGTGAGTTAATCGTATAGTCAAAGGCTGGCATTCCATCAACACCGAGGGCCTGCACCTGGAAATCATAACCGCCCGGCATATACAAATGCATATCTCCCGTTTGGCCCTTTGACCGCAACTGCATTACGTCTTTTAGTTGCGTCTTGAAATTGTTCGAAACTTTGCTTGGCCCTATGTCCGTCCCATCATCTTCCGCATCCCCTTTTGCTATGCCAATATAAATAGGGTCGCCCATTCGCCATGTATAGTTGTGTAGCGCCTGCATAATTCGGCTCTGCAATTGAGTCACGAATTCAAGGCCGTGAAAAATAGAATAGCCTTTGGGCGACCCGTATCTTTTATCAAACGCAGTGTAATATATGAACTCTGGATTCTCAAACGGCCTTGGTTGTGTCATGCCAATATGCTGATACCCCAACACGTAACCCCGTTCTTCATCCTTTATAAACCGGATATTTGCGGGATCACCATTCAACAACTGAAACGTGCCAGACATATCTTCTCGATTTACACGCTCCGACAACCCTATGCCAGTTGCGAGTGTAGAATCGGCGTGTTGATACAAAAAATTAATATATCCACGCCCAAAATAGTTTTCCCGAACATTCCTCTTGTAATTGTTAAGAAATTCCGTTGTGGCATCATCTTCTCCGATTATATCAAAATCCCCAATCAACAGCGTTCGCTTTAAAACTGTAGCATCCAAAAACGGCAATATATTCCGCATGTGCTTAAATGTTCTAATTTCTGCGCTGGTTGAATGAAACGTCGAGAACGGCCCAGAATAATCTGACTCTCCGCGCCTCACTTGTGATCGCTCATATTTATGCCCTGCTTGTCTTTGCACTTCCTTTGCAACTACATTATGCAATTGCTGTTTGCCTAAAATATTTAATCCAAAAAGGTTCATTTTAATTTTCCCTTATAGCCAAACTGCCGCCAATTTGCCGATTTTGTATTTTTGCCAACTTGTTAAATCCACCTGACGCCGCGTCTGCTTGATCCAAAAAACCTGCGTCCGGTGATGCGTTATGCAACTCGTTTAAAAAGTCCTCATTCCATGCACCGCGCACAAGCACAACGTTCCCGGCTTCTGCCTGCGCCGAAAGCGGCATCATTCGTTCAATCTTATCGCCCGTCACTTTGTCGGCCCTCACTATAAATCCGGCAAGGTTTTTTATCGTGGACTCCGCACTTTCTTTCCCACCAGAACCTGGCTCCTGTTCAACATAAATTTTTACCGCCATGCCGTCAATTTCGGCTGTCTGCCTTATAACCTTTTCTCGGTTCATTGACGACCATTGCCCCTTTACAACATCCTCAATATAATACTTTCCATCTACCGGGCCCTTAATTTTAACGCCCGCTGTGCGCTTTCCCCCGTCCTCAGTTCCGGCTTTATCCCAATATCGAACCGTTTTCCCGCGCAACGGAGCAATATCAACAATGCCAAACCAGGCTCTGTCAAATATTATACCGCCCGCGGCCATTATTTTCCAATTGCCGCGCAAAAGGCGCTCTCGCTCCACCTTTGGGAGCGCTTGCAAATTTGCCAAATATCCGGGATTCTCTTTTAACAATATCTTGTTGTCATAAACGCTCGCAGGAATAAATGTAACGGACTTGGGGTCTGCTATTTTTGCCAAATCAGGATGCGCTTTTTGAGCTTCTTCTTTTGAATCATACCAGTGCATTGTATTCTCAACCATATAAAACCAACGCAACACCCCAGACCTTTCGGGAATAGCAAACCCTGATTCTTGATCAATCCACCACGAAACAAAGTCCGCAACCCACGAACCAGCATCCGGGTTCGTAGTGCATCGAATATAGGGATTTACCCCGCACGTTGAACGATTTCGAGAAAGCATATAAAAGAACTGTGATTTTTCAAAATGTGTTAACTCATCAAATCCAATCAGCGGAATTTGCGTACCTTGCCAATCCAGCTTATCCTTGTCATATTGCATGTGTGCAAACTTGACTCTTGCACCGCTCGGCCAATTCCATTCCAGAAACGATTCTTTGGGCTCTGCACCGGTGTGTAAATATATTTTTTCGCTTTCGTCCCACAATGCACCCTCGTTCCTGATTTGTGGACTTGTGCGTCGAAATATAACGGCGCCAAAAGCAGAGTTCTTAATATGTCTAAGAGGCTCCATTAACAACGCCACCGTTTTCCCGCCGCCCGCCTGCCCGCCATAGATGGCAATATCTGCCGACGTCGCCATAAACTGTTCTTGTGGCCCCGGTTGCGGCCTAATTATCGTTTTCTGCGTCTCTGCCATTTCCAGGTATATATATTATAGTTTGTGTCGTCTCAAACGGCAGTCCGTCTTTGTTGCCGACCTCAATGTCCTTAGGCATTACTGGCAATATATACTTGTGCCAAAACGCAAGCGGGTCTTTGTCAAATTCATTTTGTGCCTTTTGTCGAAATTTTTCAATATTGCCAGCCTCGGATAACATAGCATCAAGCGTGTCCAGCGTTACGCGACGGCCACCCTTTGGCCTGCCTGGCCCTCCCTTTTTGGCATACTCGCCTAAGTTTTTTGTATTATCGCCTGCCATTGGTTTTTTTGGTTTTAAAACCTATCGTTGTTATATCCGACCAATTTAGCCCTATT